AAAGTCCTTCAGCAATTCGTACAAGCAGGCGTATTCGCGCCCGGTACGTGGAATTCGTCCACTACTTTCGGAAAGCCTGAAGATCACCTCCGGAACATTTCCGGATTTGGGTACTTCATTTATTCCTTGCCGAGAGCTTCGCAACCGCAGGGAGACCGAAACGTGCGAAAGGCTCCGGCGACGTACATAGCGTGTAAAGACGCTGGCGCGATTCATAGCGCCGATGTTTCGATAATGGTGGAGGCTTAAAATGAGCGTAGCACTTACTGGAAAAGATACAACGATACTGGATTCGCGGATGCTGACTGATTTCGCAACCGGAGACGTTGTCAATATTGAAGCGCCGAATAACCTTGTCGAACTCAAACAGGGTAAAAACGGTAACGCGATTTATGCGTATAACTCGACGGGAAAACAGGTAAACGTCACGATTCGCGTTATTCGCGGAACAGCTGACGATAAATATCTTGCTTCCCGTATGCAGGAATATATCAATGACCCTCCCGCGTTCATACTGATTTCAGGAGAGTTTATTAAACGCTCGGGCGATGGTAAGGGAAACATTACCAATGAGGTGTACACCATGTCAGGTGGGGTCATTCAGAAAATGCCAGGCGGGAAAGAAAACGTTGAAGGGGATACCGAACAGGCTATTTCCATTTACGTGATTGTATTCTCCAATGCCGACAGGGTAATGGGTTAAGATATGAATATTTCAGGAGTGGATATTCATATTGAAACCGCGTCTTTTGCTGACGCGATGGCATTACAAAAAGCCCTTGGGCGTGCTCTCAAGGGTCAGAAACTCGACCTTGGTGGTATTTCTTCCGATATCGTCAAGAAAGACGAAGCGGGGAAAATAGATATCGGGTCAACGGATTTATCCGGAGCGGGAGGAATCGCGACAACGGTTTTTAACCTTCTTTTAGGTCCGGCGTGTTCTGATGAAGTTGAAAACGCGGCAATGAGCTGCGCGAAGAAATGCTACAAAGAACAAGGAAAAGAGGCGATTAACATAGACTTCTTCGAGAAAGCGGACAACCGTCCTTTGTATTACCCGATAATGATAGAAGTTATAAAGGCCAATTGCGGCCCTTTTATCAAAGGCCTCGTTTCGTCGTTCGGGGACCTCGGGGCGATATTCGCAAAAGGCCTGATACAGAAGTAAACGTCGATGATGTTGATCTGATTGCTTTGCGGTTGGCTAAGGCGGGGTATTACGGGGGTGATCCTGGGGCGGTTAAAAGTGCGCCGGTGGGCGACGTTCTGAACGCGCTGGCTTATGAAGGGTTTGTTTCTGAGTACGAAAGCGTTGAATACGAAATGAATAAATAAGGGTTTCGGCCCGGCTCGGCACGGGGTGCTATCACTCCTACCCGTGCCGGGTTTTTTTATTGCTCAGTTGATAAAAGACCAGATCGCGTGTACTATTAAAGTGCGGGGAGGGATAAACTATTAATATTTTAGAACTTTTCGCCCACATAGGTTTAAAAGCCGATACCGGACCCGCCGAAGCCTTCAATAAATCCCTCACGGGCATGAAGAATATGCTCGTCGGAACGATTGCCGGGACACTATCTCTCTCTGCGGCGATAGGGGCGGTCAACGATCAGTTTAACCAGTCTCTCGGGATGCAGAAATTCGTAGATGATACGGGCGAATCTGTGGAAGAGATGCAGAAATGGAAAGCCGTCGCGCAGCAAGTTTCTGGGGCTGGGGCAACGGTCGCGGAATCAATCAAGGCGATTTCTTCCAACCAGGCTAAAATCCGTCTTGGTCAGGGCAATATATCGGGCTACCAATTGCTCGGTATCGATTCCCGTTCCGATCCCTTTAAGGTACTTGAAGCAATCAGGACGAAAACACAAGGGCTTTCGCAATCGATGCGCCGGAATATCGCCGGGCAGTTTGGTATTTCCAATGACTTGGTAAAAACTTTGGAACTCACGAATGCACAATTTGACGAAATGGCGGCCAATGCGTTTGTTATCCCTCAGGCCAATCTCGACGCAATGAACAAAGCCCGCGCCTCTCTGGAAACCGTAAAGAACGCGGCGAACTTTTTACAGGCTAAATTCGTGACGGCCTTGGCTCCTTCCATTGATTTAATCTCGAAAAAGATAGCCGAATTCGTGCGGAATTATGGGGCGAAATTGTCAGAGTGGATACAAAAAACCGTTACGATGATCATTCGCGTGGCTGACCTTATCAATAAAACAATACAAAGTACGATAGGCTGGAAGAATGCTATATTAGCTTTAGCGGCAATATTTATCATGCTGAATGCCTCGGTAATGCTCCCGGTGGCCGCCTTGGTTCTTTTCATGGCGATATTGGAAGATATATATCTCTACTCCCAGGGAAAGGACAGTTTAATCGGGCGATTCCTTGAGGGTTTCCCCGCACTCAAGAAAGTCTTTGACGGCTTTCTCGATGTTGTTAAATTGGTTGCCGAAGCTATCCACTCTATTTTTACCGGGGATTTTTCGAAACTGGACGAAATGACAAAGAAATGGGGACTGTTTGGGGATATTATTTCTGCTATTGCTCACTCGCTTGAATTCGTAAAGGAAACCCTTTCCCTTAAAAACGTGTCAGGCGCGTTCGGTGGCCTTGGAAAAGATGTTCAAGAGCAGGGTTTGGGCGGGGCTATAGAAAAACAGTTCCAACTTTTCGGAGGGGAATTGACCAGCATGAAGGATAATATCGGGGCTTGGTTCTCTGGAAGAAATACTCCGGCACAGGTTTCTGTTATAAGTAATCCTAAGGATACGCCCGCCGCTCCTGTAACAGCTACGACCAACACGACAATAAACATAAACGGGGCGAAAGACCCGAAGGCAACCGCGCAAGAAGTGCAAGCCGTTGTTACAAAGTCGAATCAAGACGCCTATAATAAGCTGTCGGGGAGTAAAAAGGAAAAATGAGTTTTTCACCGATCGTACATAAACCGTCACAAATAGATTTGTCCTCAAGCGCAAAACAATATATCGACGATAAAAGCCAATTAATTTTGATAGCCAATGGCTCAAAAGGTATTGGCGGCTGGGTGTTCGATATTCCTACCGGGGAAAACTTTACCAGCAAGGTCGGTGTTTCGAAACACTACACGGAAAACGGTTCTGTTATAAACGATCAGGCGATAAACGAGCCAGACGAAATAACCCTTTCCGGATTGGTTGGCGAGCTGGTCTATCGGATCCCGCAAGGCGTGGAAGGGGCGTTTAATACGCTCACGTCGCGTCTAGGCGCGGTCAATGCCTATCTTGGCCCGTTTACGCAAGGAATGACGCAAAAGGCCGCCGTTATGGCGTCACAAGCGGCATACGTCGCTAATCAGGCGAAGGCGATAGCAAAGCGCGTCGGTAATATTGTTGATTTCTTCAAAGGCGAGGAACCGACTTTAACCCTTCAGCAAAAGGCCTTTTTACAGCTTACGGCAATGCAAAAAACTTTCCAGCTGGTTACGGTGGTTTCCCCATGGTCGATTCACTACAATATGTTGATCACGTCGGTTAACCCAAGTCAGGATGAGTCAAGTAATGACTATACGACTTTTTCCGTTACATTGCAGGAAATGCGCTTCACGGACGTTAAAACAACGACGTTTGACGAGGGTAACTATAAATCAGCAATTGACGCGCAAGTTGCGCCTGCTGAGGATGCCGGAAAGGTTGCGGGAAAAACGACCGATCAAAAGGGAATTCTTTTAACCGCGGCAAAATCTTTAGGCTGGGGGATAGCGCAATAATGGTACAAATAACCGGTTTAACCTCGAATCCTTCACAGACCTTTAATATTCCCGATCCCGTAACAAGGAAAATAATATACTTCTCTTTATATTTTTCCCCGCGTACACAAAACTGGTATATAGATATTAAATATGAGACCTTTGAAGCGAAGGGCTTAAAATTAGTACGCGGACCGAATATTTTATCCCGGCATATCAATACCTTGCCTTTCGGGCTTTCTGTTGTCATTACTGACACGTTCGAGCCGTTTTTGATTAATGACTTTGTATCCGGGCGCGTTTCTTTATTCCTTTTGACTCACGCGGACGCTTTGACCGTGCGTGATATGATTATTGCAGGGGTTACGGTTTGAAATTCCTTCGCAATTACGAGGTCAGAATAACCACTCCGAACGGCTTCGCTATCTCTATCACGCCGCCCATAACGTGCACTATGGAAGTCGATTCCGGGGTTAAGGGATCTTCCCTTTCAAATGCCTCGCTGACCTTTATTAATCTTTCTTCCAATACACGCGCACGGCTCGGAAAGGACAAATTCACCAAGGTTGATTATTGGCAGATTATTATCATGGCCGGATACGGTAAAACCCTGATTGAGATTTT